CTCATATATTGACCATACAACCGATTGTATGCTTGACGTATACTGATCGGAAGTTCGCAGTTAGCATTCTGCAGCTCATTCTCAATGGCAGTAGCTAGCTCACGCGATGCTTTAATTTCATCGCGTGTGCCACGTGGATGGGTCTCGAAATCATCAGTCATATCAACCTCACTTCATCTTCATTACAGTGTTCTTGTCAATCTCTATGATACCCTTTTTCCTCTTTTGGATCAACTCGGAAGTCTTCTTCATCCACTTTGGAATCCTATCTCTCGGAGCAGCTTGAGGTTCTGGGTCTGGTTCTGGATACCGCTTGAACAGATCCGGTTCCTCGACACGCTTTGTATTACTTCCATATAGACCGTGATTGGCAGCAATCAACAACACAATTGCCAATGGGTCAAACACACTGACGATCAGGATGATTACCCAACGTACAGCTTTATCGATGATGTCGTCATTTGCCTCGCCATAGACCAACTCAGCAATATATTTGATTGGTCCTACTTCTGCGACGACTTTTCGCATCTCGTTTGCGAGAGGCGCTTTTTCATCCTGTAAAGCGCCGATGCGCTCCTGAGCTTTGGAGATATCGATAGTGAGTGCACTACGCTCTTTTTGTTGGGAGCGTCGCATAGCGGCTGCGTTGGTCGCACCTTTTTCATCCGTTGAGCGTACCAATACTTGGTCAACACTCTCGTCCATTTGTTTAAGTGCTTTGCGAGCTGCATTGATATTTTCCTTTTCGGTGTTGATCTTCTCTTCAATTATATTGATCTGATCCTGCACTGCACCCGTAGGAACAGCTTGGTCCATATGAGCTTTGGACAAATACCCAAACGTACCCATACTGGTGATCAACATCAGTACTGTGATAGCAGCTATCAGGTAGTACTTAATAAGTCGAGGAGAGGTCGACCAGTTCCTGTAGATCCAAGACACAGCAACGACCTTTGCAGCCTCGAGTGAGGATCCCATAATGACAATCGGAATGAACGCAGACGCGAAGATCGTCGTCAGACCAATGATCGAATAATAAGCTGCAACGCCCGACAACAGTAGGGCGATGATGAGTGCGATGTAATTAACCATTTACTAGAGCTTCTACTTTGGTGATGAATGCTTTCATCTTCTTCTGGCGGTCTGGCCAGTGGATGTATTCCTTGCTGTCGTCATCCTTAGCAAGGTTTTTCAACAATGGCATTACCATAGAGTACAACGTGTTTAGTTTTTCCTCATATGTGCGTGAAACTGCCTCTAGTTGAGTGTCTTTGTCCGCAACCTGTTGCTGGAGCTCTCGCTCCATAGCTTTGAGGTCATCTTCGCTTACTGCAGAGAAACCAAAATCGTAATCGTCTAATTGTATTGCCATGTTAATCCTAGAAAAATGATTCGAGCGTAGATCTCTTCTCAGACTGCCAGCCAATTGCTTCGAGAATCGTAGTCAATGGCTCCAAGAACGCTTTATCAAACTGCTTATCATAATCAATATATCGATGAAGGTCAACTTCCTTCGGAAGGTCCCCCGGTACCGAGATCACAGGCGACTGCGATGGGTTAGGTAGTATCATGTGGCAGAATTTAATCTTCTCACCTTCACCGATCGGTTGCAGTCTACTCAAAAGATTCTTGTTCTTGAGAATGTTGTTGTATATCAGAGCGCCCTTAACGTGAATTGGAGTCGACTTGCGATAAATCGTACTCGCATCATAATACTTAGCCAAGCCCCGAACGCTACGAGGGAAGGCGATCTCCTCATACGGCAGCTGCTTAAACTCATTACGGAAGTTTGCAATGAACGCCTGCAAGTCTACCTCTGTCCCGTTCATAATCAACTTGAGTGCTTCGATAATGTTTGTACGGCACGAGCTAGGAGTAGAAGAACGAACAGCTTCAATGCCAGATAGCTTGAGCTTTGGCTCTGCATACTGAACACCTTCGTTGTTGTATACGTTGAGGATGTATCGTTTCTTAGCGGTCCAGATTCCCTTGTTAGCAATCGCTTCACGCTTCATCTTCATCTTCTGATCGTACGCATTGACGTAGTCAGCAAGCTCTTGGTAGCTCTTATCGATGAACGGCTCGAATACTTTCTCACACACCTTGTCCAGATATGCCACAATCTCATCCGTGCTCTTATCTCCAGCAGTCTGGTTGACAAACTCAGCCAAGTTCAAATACATCGAGTCCGTATCACACGCAATGACATAATCGACATCGGTCGTTTTCAGTACACGATTGAGGTACGCATTGATCTTACGTTCCATCCAGCGAATAGACAACTGGCCAGACATCGTAATCGATTCTGCAAGGTTGGTATCAAACCAACGGAAGTATACGTTAGATAGAGCGCCATAAGCTGAGTTCAGCTGAATCTTCTTAGCGAGCTGCATGTTATGGCAACGTGCAATCTCTTTCTCTAGCTCGTATGTTGGAGTCTTTTCATACTGCTGCTTAGCTGCAATCATCTGCTTCTTGAACTTGACGCGGTCGTTGTACATGCTAAACATCAGCGCAGGCAAGAACCCTTGATGGTCTCGGCTAAACTTGAATCCAGACGCTGCAACGGCTACGTTTTCACGCTCCATTACCGAACGCACAGACTCATCATTCAGTGCCCCGTCAAGAATCGATTCGATCGATGTGCCTGGTACTTGACCTGCAATCATCTCAGGTGAAATGTTGTATTGCATAATCAAGTGAGGGTACAGCGAGTTCAAGTCGAACGATACAACCCAATCATGACGGCCGCGTTGCGGATCCTTGACATAGGCGCCAATGATCTGTCCGTCCTTGCTTTGCTTGTCCGTCATCGGTACAACTACACCACGAGCCAGTAGGTAGTTGTGGATAATAATGTCCCACATACGCACAGACGTGAACGCATCGACGAAGTTGACGTGTCCGTCATATGCAATAGCAAAGATCTGTTCAATGAACTTCAGCTTATCATCCAGCTTATCGACCAACTCAACGTCGTGGATGTTATAGTCAATGTACTTCTCGAAATCGTTCATGTAGAAGTCGTGCATTGAATCGTGCTCGGAATAATCCAGCTTACGTTCACCTAGCTCAACAAACGCAATGTGATCGAGCTTGTATGATTCCTGCATCTGGAACGAGAACTTCTTGTATGCTTGCAAGTAGTCGATGATCGTGATACCGACCGGCACATAGACCTTATTCTCGCGTCCCATAATCTCGAGCGTACGTTCTTCTAGGATACCCCAAGGCGACAAGCGCTTAGCAGCACCATCGCCCATGATACGGCGAATGCGGTTGACGAGGTATGGAATATCGAAGAACTCAACGTTCCATCCAGTAAGGACGTCCGGCGAATATTCCTCAGACTGCCAAATCAATAAGAACTTATTGAGTAGGTCGGCCTCATCCTTACACTGGAAGTACTTGACGTTGTCTTTCTTTGGAGTGTATGGACGTAGCCCGAGTACGAGCGACTGGCCATTCTTACGAACTGTGATAGCAGTGACAGATTGATTCGCTGTCTCGATGTCTGGGAATCCTCCCTCTGTGGAGGTTTCAATATCGAGCGTTACAACGGAGATTACCTTAGGATCGTAGTCGATATCGCCAGGGTAGTTATCGTTGATGAACGCATACTGATAGTTCGTTAAGCCATATAGAGGCTTGCCTGGTACATTGCTGAACTTCTTAACATAGTCACGAGCTTCGTAGATGTTATCGAACTCATGTTTGTATACTTTCTGGCCCTGCAAGGTACGAAACGGAGTATCAACTCCGCGGGCTTCGTATGTCTTGTTTGGCTCAAACAGGTACGGCTGGTACTCGATTGAGTCTTTTATTCGTTGGCCATTTTCATAGCCGCGCAGGAGAATTTGACTCCTGTGCAAGTGGACGCTTGTGTAGAATTTCATTTAGTCCCAAAGTGCTTCAAAGTATTTACCAAACAGGCGGAAGCCGTTGGCGTTGCGTTGTTGATGGGCTTTCAGAGCATCCCAATCGCATTTGCGGTTGCCTGTATGTTCCATCGTGTATGTCTTTTCCATCTTGTCGGTAATAGGGTTGTGGACATCCTTTCCAGCATCCTTCCAGATAGTATCCCCCCATTCGCCAGTCCAGTAAACATCTTCCCACGTATCACTACATTTGCACTCGAATGCTTGGATCATCTCCTCAATCACCCAGTCCCAACGCTTGAAGTGGTTGCTGTCTGTGTCCCATTCATTCTCTTTTGGTTCTGCAGCAGTACTACGAAGATGCTCAGGCACATCCTCATCGTCCACGAACGGCGCACCTTGTTTAGTAGCATGCAGTTGCTTGAGCATAGGAAGAATGATCGGCGCAAGAGTATGATCCATCGACCAGGTATCATAGTAGTCAATCTTTACTTCGACCTTGCGTTTCTTAAAGCCGTCAATCCATGTGCAGAACTTGTACAGTAGCGATTCGTGATTATCTCCACCAGCTAACCAATGGCCAAACGCATGGACGCGATCGTCCTCATACTTGTCCAACCAGAACAAGAGCTTCTCAGCAATCTGATATGGTCCGAACCAGTTCTTATAAGGTCCAATGTTTACTTTCATAGGTCTACCTTTTCTCCGTCCTTAGTAAAGAACGCTTTGATTTTTTGTTCGTCATTCCACTTCGCGCAATAGTCGTTGTCGACATCGCATAGATCGAGAGCCTCGCGCTCTGTCAGCACACGATGGGATACAATTTGCTCGCCCATGTGCTCTTGTGAAAATTCTTTGGCTTCTTTCATCGTCACGGTATCTAGTGCCCACTCAGACTTACCCTTAGGGACCTGTACCATGTAACGCATACGGAACGAGCTGACTGCATCAACGAGCACCCACTCCATCTCTTGCTTCTTCTTGAGCATCCAAGACCCATCCTTGAGATCTACCCATTCAAGCTCATCGCCAATCTTGAAGCTAGATTCGGCGAGAATGTCGTCGTTCAATTCAATAAACAACTCACCATCAGGTGCTTCTTGTACTTCAACAACCCACGATTTACCCATAATGTACTCCAAATAAAGCCAATTGAAGGGGCTCATAGAACCCCTTCTCAGGCATTACTTATTAACGAACTTCTCGATCAATGCAGCGCCAGCTGGGCTTTGTGCAAGACCCTCCAGAGCTGCGCCAATGTTCTGGCCGCCCTGTGAACTAAACAAGTCACCGAGTGAACTGATGCCACCAGTCACTGTGCCGCTATTAGCGATCACCTTAATGTCCGCCTTATCAAGCGCACGTGCTTGCTCAACACCAATTGCTTGGTTGGCTTCAACTTGACGGATAGTGATCAAGTATTGTTGGTAGCTTTGGTTTTCACCAATTTCCTTAGCCAACACGATCTGCGCTTCGACAGGAGCCAACTGCAACAGCTTTTCGGATTCCGCTTTCGCTTGACCATTAACCAATACGGCCTCAGCTTCGCGTTTCTGTGCTTCCAAGTTACCTTCAGCAATCAACACGATCTTTTGCTTCTGACCTTCCGCACCAATAACGTCCGTCTGCTTCTGTTCTTCTGCCTTCACGATGTTAACATCTTTGGCAATTTCAGCAGCCTTCACGTTCTCGACGCGAGTCACTTCCATCATCTTTTCCGCTGTGACCTTTTGCTGGCTCTTGATTTCTTGCTGAGCCATTTCAGTAGCGATACCAATCTCGCGTTCCTTCTCAGCTGTCTTCACACCAACTTGTTGTTGAGCCAACTGACTATTGATCTCTACCTCTCGTTGAGCGTCGATTTCAGCATTCTGTGCAGCCTTCTTGTTAGCAGCAACCGCAATGCGTGATTCTTTCTCAATCTCGGACTTCTTCTTCTCCATGATGTTTTGAATCACTTGAGAGTCGCGACTATCACGAATGTCCATCAGCTCGATATTCTTAACAGTAGTCACGCCCCACGCTTTCAGTTGTTCGTTCACTTCTTTAGTAAACGCATCGCCGAATTCCGAACGACCCTGCATGATTTCTTCAATCGTCTTGCTAGCAAGAATTGTACGTGCTGCACCTTGCAAGATCGAAGTCAATTGACCGCTGAGCTCCGAGAAACTGTACACGCGTTGTGCTGCAATATTCGAATTCTCAATGCGGAAGAATGCTTCTAGATCCAAAACAAATGGCAAGCGACCATTATCATATGCTTCATAATCCTTCAATCGCAAGCTAAACACAGACACTGGCAGCTTGATAACCTGGATACCGATGATAGGAATCCAACTTGGCCACTCATAGTACGTGTTACCATCGGCTTGGTCTTTACCGAACGATACCGTCTGTTTAGACGACTGGATAATATGGACTTCGTTAGTACTAACGACACGACGCAAAGACAACACCCAAAAGGTGATGACCGCTAAAACAAGCAAAGTAAAACCGGCAATGCCAAGTTCAATCATAATAAAAACTCCAAAGTGAAATCAGAAACCCTATTATCCCTCGTCCAAGGGATAAGTCAACTTACGGCATGGTTTGGACTACTTGAATACCTGCACCAAAGATGCGGTTGTAGTTGTTAATTAGGTCTTGGTTTGGATAGTGTTCAATCACAATAGCGTCTGGATTGAAAGTGAAGTTGTCCGTTTCACTATACGGGAGGAATGGCATTAGTCCTAGGCTGACTTGTTGTACGCCATTCTGGCCTGGCATCATCACGATGGAGGCAATATCTTTGTAGACGTTCTTCTCTACTTTGGTGGCGATCAGCTCTTCGCCACTAACTAACTTCAAGCATACTGTGGTCATGTAGACTCCTTATAAAATTACATTATACAGTCTACATTTCCACAAGTCAATAGAGACGAGCGAGATGCGAGTTGTTTTTTAAGTATTGGTATCTTGCTTCACCAATAAAAACTAACCAATTCCATATTTTCTTAAACATTTTCTTTTCCTATTAAATATTTCCAGGCGTTTCGTGCGCCTCTCACGTTATTATCATAAATTGCCATCTGCTCTAGTATGGCTTCTCGCATCGGATCGAGCGGAAGTGGATCTATGTGCAGATCTGCGTCAGTTTCACCATATGATGAAAACAACATCATGTGGTTCTTATTAGCAATGTGCTTCATTGCAGCATTCTCAGTCAAGCAATGCATAAACACATCCTTGACCCCTTGTGCTCGTACAAACACCAATCCACGTTGAAACAACGCTTGACCGAGTTTCTTTCCGCGCCATGCAGGATCTACAGACAATCCGAGTTCTGCCTTATTATCGCCTTCAATAGCAACGTGAACGACGGCGATTGCTTTGTTGTCTTCTACGATGCCGAACCACTCGTTATTGCCATTCCAAGTACCATCCACGTACGCATTGATCGAGTCGTCTGTCAGTGCATGGCCGAACCTCAGGTAGCGATCACGACCTTCTAATGAGCGGAGATGTTGCTTCACCAATTCCCGCGCTGCCGGCGTATGAAGCTTCATCGGTATCACATTATACCTCTGCGAGCTAGCATTTTGATTCTGAATTCTAGATCGTACACATCGACACTGTCTTCCAAGTACGATTCTACCATCTGTCTGCGACCATCAGAGAAAAGGTCTCTGAACCATTTTAGCATGTTATGCATGTTTCTACCCATATGTCTTTTGAACAAAATAATAGCCGACCCTGGGGGTCGGCGTTGGCTAGATTACTTGGTTTCTACTAAGAGTTGCTTCTTAGTAGGTTTCGAAGCACCAGCCTCTTTTACTTCAATTTTCTTTGGCTTCTTATGTTCTGGAATAATTCTTTCCAAGAACACTTGGAGCATGCCATTGATCATTTCAGCATCCTTAACTTCTACTTGATCGTCCAGCGCGAAGATGCGTTGGAAGTTACGAGCAGCAATGCCCTTAAACAAGAAGTTTTCATTGGTGTCGTTGTCCGATTGAACCTTACCGTTAATCACCATTTTGCCGTCTGCTAGCTCGATTTCGATATCTTGCCTTGCAAAGCCAGCAACTGCCAATTCGATGACGTACGTATTGTCGCCAGTCTTCTTGATGTTGTATGGTGGGTAGTTGGGGATGTTCTTAGTCAAATCGTCGTGGATTTTAGCCATACGATTGAACTGATCATCGAAGCCGACAAAAAACTTATCAAAGTCTTTGAATGAATGATTGAATGTCATGGCCGTCTCCTTACTTTGTAGCTGTACCTGGATACACTAATTTTTGGCTTGCATCGAAGAATGCGGTGCCAACATCGAACGACGTCTTAGCAAATTGCTTTGCAAACGTGCGTTGCGCTTCTACAAAAGATTGGAGTGGTTTTTGAACCTTCTCATCAGTAACGAAAGTCTTGATGAGGTTGGTCTTAGCGTCTTGAACTGCGTCAATAGCTGTGTCTGTGAAAAAAGTCATAATAGCTCCTTAATAAGCGAGTTAAATAAAATCTACCCCGAAGGCGTAGACGGTAGTTTTAACTAGGATACCAGCCTAGTTCCCATCCCTGAGATGTAAGTATTTATATCATTATATCACGAATTCAATACTTTAGCAACAGAATTCATTACACTCGCAATACGCCCGATGTCTCGCAGCTGTTCTACGGTGTATCCTTCCGTTTTCAACGTCTCATAGTGTGCTTTCACGCAAAAATGACATTTACCTACGATGCTAGCAGCAAGACTGAATGCTTCGAAATTGGATTTCGTAGTACCACCATGAGATGCGATTGCGTTCATGCGCAGTTGTGCTGGCAATCCCTTCAATGCAGGATCATCTGCCATTTCAACATACGGATACCATACGTTGTTCTGCGCCATGATGCTTGCAGCAGTCATTGCTGATTCTGCATGCACTGGAGCATCCGCTAATAGGATACTCAATACTTTGCCATTGCCTGTGGCAGCTAGTGCTGCAACTGCGCAACCCATTGCCACATCTGGATCCAGGGTGCTACGCAAAAGGACAGCGTCCAAGTTTAACTTGGTGTCCTTTGCATACTCAGGCAACGCACTCTTTACAGCGTCATTGAATGCCATTATAGAGTCTCCCCACCGACTGTACGGTTGCAAGCACACAACTCACCAGTTTGCAGTGCATCCAATACACGCAACGTTTCTTCTGGGCTACGACCAACATTCAGGTTGTTTACCGTGACGTGTTGGATTTCATTGTTTGGATCGACAATGAATGTTGCGCGAAGTGCGGCACCTGCTGGAGAATAGAATACGCCAAGCTGTTCGATCAAGCTCAACTCACCGCGTTGTGTGTCGGCAAATTGTGTGTGAGTGATCTTTTGCAAGTCGCTGTGAGCCTTTTGCCATGCGACTTTACAGAACTCATTGTCTGTAGAGCCAGTGAGCAACACAGCATCACGGTCAGCAAAGTCGCCTGTCAACTTATCATAAGCCACGATCTCGGTTGGGCAAACAAACGTGAAGTCCTTTGGATAGTATACGATTACTTTCCACTTGCCCTCAAAGCTCTGATCTGTAATTGTGAAGAATGCGTCTTCTGGTTGTCCTGGACGAACACCAGTAACTGCAAATGGGGCCAACTTATCACCGACTGTTTTCATTTTCATTTCCTTTGTAAAGATTAATGTAAGATCTTTTCTTACTGACTGTATTATCTATTATACAAAGTATGAATTACAACGAGTCCAGCGATTGGTATTCTTTATCGTAGCAATAGTAACTGAACGCCTGCCTCATCAAACAACCGTTGCGTGGTATCAAAGTTGTATGCATTAAGCATGTCCATATCCTTATGATCATAGTCGTATGTCACTACGGTCTTGATTCCGCGCTGGATAATCGACTTTGCACATTCATTGCATGGATGAAGCGTAGCGTACAATGTAGCGCCTTCCACACTAACGAACGCATTATCGAGGGCATTGCGCTCGGCGTGGCATATCATCAGTCGTTTCAGACCCTTGTTAGTATACTTGCCATGGGAGTCGTCGATGCCGCGCGGGAATCCGTTGTATCCCATGCTGAGCACTTGTTTGTTATCGTTGACGATGACAGCGCCAACTTTCTTGGAAGGGTCTTTCGACCAACCCGCCACGTGTCGGGCCAAATCCATAAATCGTGTATTCCATTGTGTATTCATATCATCATTATATGACCAAACGTTGACCTAGGTCAACAGATAAATATAAGGACTGGTTGGATTTTACATTATGGTTTACTAAAAGAACTATAAATATGGATCCAATTACCCTCTTCGCTCTAGCTAACGGCGCCGTATCGGCCGTAAAGGCAGGTTGCAAACTATACAAAGACATCAAAGGCGCTGCCGGAGAAGTTAAGGAAGTTTTAAAAGACCTGGACGATCAGTTTCGCAAGAACACTGAGGGGAAAGTTGTATCCCCAGAAGCCAAGCGCCAATTTCACGAAGAGAAACAGCGGATAGTCGAGCTGAACAAGCAGGATCCAGGCGACGTATACTCAACAATCGGCGAGCAGCTCGGCGTATATTTTGAGAACCGCGCCAAGTGTATTGCTATCTGGGAAGAAGAAGAACGTCGCGCCAATGAGGTATATCAAGGTGCCGAGTCAATAGGTAAACGTGCTCTACAACGCGTTCTTATGCGTAAAAAGCTAGAGCAAATGGAAGTTGACCTACGTGAGCTGATGGTGTATCAGAGTCCCCCTGAGCTCGGAGGACTGTATAACGAAGTGTTCGAAATGATGGTAAAGATAACGGGCGAACAGACGGCCGCTCTTTCCAGAAAGATGCGCGATGAACACACCGCATACATTAAAAGAAAAAAACGAATCGAGAAACTTTGGGTTGAAGCAGCGTTCGGTATTGCTGGAATCGTGGTGGCAGCTGCGATTGGACTGACCTTTGCAATTGTCGTTGAAGATCGAATCGAGAAGTACCCTCACCTGGGCGATGAGTGGATCCCCACCACCCCAGAGCAAAGAGCGGAAGCCGCTAAACGTAAAATTTACATAGGACGATAATGCCAAAAAAACGCGACTACCAAAATGTTTGGGAGTGGTTATTGGAAATGGGACCTGTGAAAGCTTTTATCCTACTCATAGCAATCGACGCAATCGTGGGATGCGGCGTGCTATGGGCATTGAACTGGTATGTTGAAAGATATTAAATCTTACGACCGATATTATACTTCGCTACCAATTCCCATTGTGCCTTCTCCTTGTGAGGAAGAACCTTTATTTGAGATAAAGGAGTCACAGGATCTGCACTTCTTGACGGATCGACTAATTCGATCAGCCCCCACTCATCTAGCAATCGAGCAATTGTGTTTCTACGACCAACATCTTCATCGGATAGATTGGTCGGCTTACCATCGAGCGCAAATAGCTCTTTGAAATGCACAATATAGTACTTGCCTTGCTTGTGCAGGATATGACATGACTGGTACAGCTTCATGTCTTTTTTTGACGCTACGCCGATACGGGTCAGCGTCTCTCTTACTTTCAGGAAATCATCTTCATTAACTAGACGCACCTCAATCAACTGGTCTACTACACTCATTATTAACTCCACTCGTTAGTTTTATTCTTATCATGGAAATTTGTTGTTCCGAGAGTAGAGTGAGTGCCTGTCTGGCTTTTTCATCGTTGAATTGATAATACTGCTTTACTAGCTCCAACTCACTACTATCTTCCTTTTTGACCCACTTGGTATATCTTTTACCAGGTCGAATACTATTTAGAAGGTAGTGGAATTGGAGTTTTTTGTCTAGATGGCTGTACTTATTGATCTCATTCGCAAACATCAGCGTGTCTGGAAAGTATGAGAACTGCTTATTGACGACATACGGAACATATGCAGACTCTGCAGCTGCATCATTGTCCGTACCAGTCATGATGTCTTTCTTCGTTTTGCCGTTAATGGCATTCACATAGTCAAATGGGTTCATTATATAATCATTCTAATTAAGCCTACCGTGTCGATTGTCGTCAGCAGGATGTAGTTAGCCAGCATACCAAACGATCGACGAGTGTAAGCAGCCCAAGCATATAAGGCACACCCAGTAATCCAAATAGGATATAGCACAAGAAGCGGAGGATTGGGCACTGTACTCGCCATCGTGATGGAGCAACCAATAGAAATAGCCCAAGCGAGTAGCTCAATACAAAAACGAACAGGGTGACTTCTGTAGTCATCTTTAATCCATAAAAACGTCGTTAATATGATGTCATTCATCAAACAATCTCTTCGACTACGCCGAGCACTTCAGCTGCAATGAATAGGGCGCCAGCAATCGTAGCCCATACATTGATCCCGATCATCATGATCGCAATGCCAGCAGCAATGCGCACCACGCTCTTAGCTAGGCTGACGTAGAAGTGACCTTTGCTTGTGTCTTTTGGTTGAATATCAATCATCTATAGTCACCGTTCCTTGTGTCTCAATCCACACACGAGCACCGCAGCTCAGTGGTTTATCTGGGGAATACACAACTCTGCTAGGACCGTTAATTGTGACGGTATTAGCATATGTGTTAGTCTTATACGTCTTTACCGTCAACACCGGTTCACGGTTTTCAGCATCCTTCTTTATGTTGGCGCGGATGTGAGCCTGGTTGACGTGGACGATCGTTTTCATTTAAATTCACACTCCACCATAACTTCAATCAGGTACGCGACCATATTGATCTCAGGATCAGCAACGAATGCATGCTTATGTTGGTAGTCCGCTGTGATCAATACGAGCTGCGGGATACTGGACGGCTTCAAGAACTCAGAGGCAGTGTCATAGAACTTCCTAAACAGCGTGACCGAGTCGAGGTCTGAGTTCTCCCCTACCCACTTACGAACTGTCGAGAATTCCTTGTTTTTCAACGCCTCTACTAGTTGCTTGAGTGTAGCCTCTTGAATGTTAGCTAACATCCCGCTGTCAATCTTACCAGTCGCGGCATATCGTTGCAACTCGTTCAGTGTACGGCGGAAGTCTGGGAAATGCTTCTCAACAACAGCAGCAACAACTTTAGGATCAGATTCAACGCCTTCAGTGTTGAGGATATCGACAACGCGTCTAAAGAAACGAGCAGCGAGCTTTGGCTTCTCAGCATTAGGAATCTTAAATTCAACAACACTACAACGACTGTGCAGTTCTGGAATGATTCGATTCTTATAATTGCACGTTAAGATGAATCCGCAGTTCTTTGCAAACTCTTCCATGAAGTTACGAAGAGCAGGTTGCGTTGAGTTGGGGTTCAAGTAATCTGCTTCGTCGAGGATCACATACTTGCGGCCGCCAGTCAATGAGACTGCCGATGCGTACGTCAGGATCTCATTGCGCAGCGTATCAATATTACCATGCAAGCTACCGTTGATGATGATGAAGTCGCACCCCAGCTGCGTCAGCATAGCCTTAGCAGCTGTGGTCTTACCGACACCTGCGCGTCCGGTCAACAACAAGTTAGGGATTTCTTTATCATTAATAAATTGTTGAAATGTCTTAGCCAATTCAACTGGAAGTACCGCGTCGTCAATAGTCCTCGGACGATACTTCTCTGTCCACAAAAAATCTTCTCTCATAATTAGGGTTTCGCCCACAAGTAAAAGTTACCACCATCGATATGATGTAATGGGATCTGCTTTACAGCAATGCTCTTGTCATACTTCGTTGGGTACTTCTTAATGAAATACTCACGATTGTCAATTCCGAAGATTGACCCTTGAAACGCTACAAACATAAAAGCAGGATCGATATGATCCAACATTTGCTCGCGTAAAGGCAACTCTATTTCACTCAACCCCCAAGTACTAAACACTAAAGTGTTCTTCGTTGGGACAATAGACGTATAGTCTGTCGTGAAGTTTACAGGATAGCCTTCTAAATTCTTCTGCGAGAATGGGATGATCGTAGGCAAATCGACAATGGTATACTTGCCTTTAAACCTAAATGCATCAAATGCCATTCTTGCCGACTCGCCAATGCCAGCGCCAATCTCAACAATATGATCGAACCGATCGTTGAGATTAGATCCAGACATCTGCTTTAGCGTCAGCCAGTGATGGAACGACTTGATCGTCCATACACTAACGTCGCGCAATCTACGTGTTGGGCTAAACACCGTATCCGCATAGGACTCCGGCGTGTGGCCACGCATTGGTTCCTTCACAGCTCGAGCAAGTCTGTTGCTCGTCAATAGTCCAAGTTGATCGAAGTGTGCGGACACTTCTTGTAGATATAACACATCGAACGCGGTTGGCCGTTTGGCATATAGCGGAACCTTCTTAGCAATCCAATCGAACTTGTAGTTGTCCGATGGAGGTTCCACCTTAGCCAAGTCAGCAACCTGACTCCAGTACTCTGGAGTCTCAGCTGGCCAATCACTCGTCGCCATGGTTAGACTTATCGCCTTTACCAACACGACGCTCTTGTTCCTGAGCGAACACCACAGCGTCAATCAACGCACGCTTATAAGCGCTACGCTCATGCCTGTTGGTCATTGTACTCAACAAGTACTTGTAGTGCCGTGGGAACTTGAATGTAGAAGTCGTTTTCAAAATTATCCTCCGAATGTAGATGAAGCTTCAGTTGCGATCCAGTACTCGACCACATCGCCCTTGAAAGACGCGATGCCTTTCGATGAGATATCGACTTGGTAAGTAGCTGGCATTAGTTTAATGTTCTCAGCTTTGAAAATCATGTTGAAGTTGTGGCCGGTCTCACCGACCTCAATAGCAAAGCTATCGTTGCCAGGCTTCTTGCTGTCAACTGCCTTAACGTAGATTGTATGGCCATCGCCAGTAACCGACATTTCCGACAGACCCAACACTGCCATAGCCTTCTGAACACGAAGCAGCACGTCAGCAGACATCTCGAAAGAGATCTCTGGATCAGCAACCACAGGAGTCCTATCTGGTGGGGCAATGATCGTAGACAGGTCAGCGAACGTGTAGTTGATCGTTTGGCGATCGTCTTTGATGTTCAGGTGGGTCTGCGTTGCAGTGATCGAGGGATTCTCGAACAACGAGATCACACTCATAAACTTACTCAGATCGTAAATAGCGAACGTGCCAGGCAAACCGCTGGTGGCGGTTGCCTGAGCCAGGATGGTTTTTCCTGGCGAAATCGTACGCAACTTTTGACCTTCTTTAAAACATATCGAAGGATTGATGCTAGAGAAGTTTTTAAGAATCGCTAGCGTCTGTTGTTCAAATTTCATTGTTTAGATCTCACTTAGGTTTGATTTGGCTTTGATCGGCGGTAGCAGAAGCTCCGATCGATGCAAGGTCTGCCAAGCTGCCGCCGAACACATAGCTGCCGACGTGGCTTAGCTGCATCCATGGACAGAACCACACTCGACCACCCATCTTCTCGACGTGGTAGCAGAAGTTGTAGTCTTCGGACAGATAGCGCTTGCTTTCTGGGTCGATGATACAATCGAAATACGCGTGGATTTCACGTGAACCATCGAAGTGCTCTGTACGGACATGGTCCGGCTTGTAACTCAGCTCTGGGTACGCTTTTGCGTAGTCTTCGAACGTCTTACGGCGGGTCATCATGAAGCCAGTTCCGATCTCGCGAACTTCAACAGGCTCTCCGAGAGGAATCTCGCGTTGGTTGTGTTTAGGGTTGAACACATAGTCACCAACAAACTTCTCGAGGATGTTAGGATCCTTGTCTGCGACTCCCTTGTCGACAGCCATCTTGATCTTTTCCCATGAGATGCACTTCTTAGGGTATGGACCACCGATAACGTCGTAAGGACTGTCGTCAGTTTGCAATGCCAACATAGCGATGACGTCTTGTGGGTTGAATCCGATATCGGAGTCAATGAACATCAGATGGGTAGCACCGCTACGCATAAACTCATCCACGCAGTAGTTACGTGCACGAGTAATCAATGACTCATTGAACAGATAGTACAACTGCAATGGAATGTTATACTTTGCACAGATTGCCGACAAGTCAGCAATGCTGCGAGTATACATGCCTGCGCATGCGCCGCCGTACATTGGGGTTGCGACGAATAGTTTCTTCTTTTGAAGTTCGGCGATGTCTACTTTAATTTCCATATTTAAGCTCCGTATTTTTTATCATGTTCAGATGTTAGGCCATAAGACCCAGAATAAGAGTGCAATGCCTCAGCATTGAAACTCAAGTATTGACCGACGCGCGTACCTTTCTTAATACGTGCCTGGCCAATAGTAACGTGCAGTACACCGGCCATAACACCGTGGTAACCAGAATCGTACAAACCAGAAGTAAGGAATAACCCGTTGCGGTTAAGAGTGCTGCGAGTGATAACCCATCCCGCTTCATTCTCTCCAACGTGGATAATGTTTTCCATAACCACTTCATAATGTCCAGGTTCGAGATTAAAGTATCCCTCGTTGTCCGGTTTGATTTCATATTCGGTACCTCTATGAGTTTTATCTTCATTAGATACCTGGAACAAATCCGACTTCACTTTGAAGATCTTATCTACACGGAGATCGACAGCGTTTGGCTGTACGTCCCCTTCCTTCACTTGCGTCAATGTTGACCTGGAATCAGGTCCCATAATGTGTTTCATTTCCACTCCTCAATAAATTTATCTACCATATCGATGACACTATTTTGTAGGTTGATGAATGATCCCGTATTATGGATCACATAGTCAACATCATCATCGCTAAATCCCTGCTCAGTAACATGGCCATCATAGTAGTGATCTGGGCGCACGATCTTAACTACCTTAGCATTAATGCTACGCAACATATCATATTCATTCTCAAACCGCAGGTCAGTGACGACACTGATCCTCTCCTTATCATGAGTGGCAGAGTTGATCTGATCGCTCACATACTTGGTGAATTGGTTTACATCATACTCACGCATCAGCATACCAATCTCGCGCACAACATGACGGCCCTCTACAACGTGTGTGAGGTGGCCAGGAAGTTGATACGTTAGGTTAGAGCGCTTGAAAAGATCGTACTGATCTAAGCTGTGTGGGTTGAGGTCAAATATATGTTGAATGACCTTCTTGATTGGGTCTGCAAAGGCAATACGCTGTACCTGATAAGATCGGTGAGCGTACTGTCTCTGAATAATATCTGCCACTGTATCCTTACCGCTACCCTTCGGTCCGGTCAGTGCTATCACATGCCGCATAGTTTATTGATATAATTGATGTTAAAGTTTGTCATATTTTGTTGAACCAAAGACAGCTCAGTAGACATACCGAAGTCGACCTCATGCTCAAACTTACCTGCTTGCAATCCGGATGGCGACTCATCGAACTTAATAGAGTTCAACCCAGCCCAAACTGCAGCACTCGAATCCCAGGAGTAAATATACTCCATCAGGCCAGCAGAAGTCAACAGCTCAATCTCGTTTGGTCCGTCTGTCATGCCTAAACAATGGAAGCGCTTGACTGCTGCCCCGTCTAGCATCCCTGCTTTCTTCAGCTCCATCAGCATTCTCCAACGAGATAAGAATCGTTGAAGTTTATATGCCTCGCCGCGCTTGCCGTTACCGTGAGAACTCTCATCTACTCGGAATGCAATTGGGCATGTCAGAATGGATACACCGATCAGATCGACATCGGGATTACCGAGCGCCCAATCGAATGACTTCAATGCTCCATCAAGATCACCGATCTCGCTCTGTGGAACGAAGAATGTGCCAAAGCCAGCATCCTTCAATTGAGGGATCATTTCTGCTGCTGCATCTACCGTCTTGAGCCATCGCTCTTTTGGATAGTCCGACATCACCACGACATCTGCCTTGCAACGCTTACCCATTTCGATTAGCTTAGAAGAGTCGTACATAGGACGACCTTGCTTGAACATCTCGAATGCTGAGTTATCCATGATCTTTACTTTGCCATCATCGAGATTGGCATAGTAATCTGCATACACTGGATCCTGCTCAACCAAATGCGCAAGCAGCAAGTGTGCTCCGTTAGTTTGGGTAAACTGATCTAGGTATGCTGTAGGGGAGATGTGGCAGAATTTAATCGGTGCCGATGGATCACGTGTTATCATAACGAAAGAACCTCACTGTTAGTTTGTGTTGGCTGACCTTTGTAAGCCTTGATTATAAAATACAACAGACCTCGTACCAAGTGCTGTTGTTTGTGTGTTAGAAGTAGTGTTGGTCGCAATGCCGACATTATTCTGATTAGTTGTCGTGCCTGCTTCGGCAGCAGCTGCCTTCGATTCTTCTTCTGCCAATAATGCTTTGATAAGTGCCAATAGTTGCAACGCTTCTAGGACACATTGAATCTCTTTCGATAGTTCGAGGTTCAAGAAGTCGAGGTTGAGCGTTGGCAGCTTCGGTAAAATTAGTGCAAGATTGAGGGAAGGAATAGTGAAGTTGAGTGCCGAAAGATTGAGCTTCATCTGAAGGTCAATACACTTCTCTTGGCGGCGCTTGGCTTTATTTGCGTTAGGGATCTTTGGCGTAAACTTAGTCAACCCATTCGTTGACACGGCCGGAATGGTGATGTTGGTGGGGTCTGTAGTTATCTTAACTAACCCTGAAGCAAGAACTGCTGTGCCAAGGGCTGCGGCTTTATTCTTGCTTGCTGCTGCGGCCAACAAGGCCACCAAAGATACTTGTCCTAACGTAACGCTCATAGTAGTGCTTCCTCAGCTTTCGAAATGTCAAAAGGAGGTTCGTATACTCGCAACTTCACGATACGGCCTTGATCCCATCTAGGGAAAGGCCACTTACCTTGAGCTCGCTTAATATCGAACACTCGCTCTTGCATCGATGCTGTGACTGCATCCATTAAACCGTCAACACTGGCTTCCAATTCAAGCGACATCCATTCTCTCCATCTTCAGATACTTCGATGGTGAACTCGCGACCAGGCCATGCTTCGATGCATTTATTATATAGGTCGCGAGCCATCATCTCACATGACTTATAATCTAAGGCCAGCGTGCCGTCCTTATACCAACTCTCGATTATACGCTTTGCCTGAATAAACTCAACATCTCGGTCATCGTGGAACACCTGCATCTCCACTCTGAAGTGGAAGATATGGCGGTGTGGTGTGGCCAGGAAGCTGACGTCCAACCAATCACCAGTAGCTAGCTTAGGGTCTGTGGCTGCAGCTGGGTATTTGTGGATTCCTTCTTTTTGGAAGGTTACCCACACATACGATGAATTTAGTGTTAGTGTCGTTGGTGAATTTTGCGTTAGTGTCGCTGTCATATTAGATCCATTTCGAAATGTCGTAACTGTACTGTGCTTGGTCAAAGAATACATCACCGATCCACTCATGTGCAATCAGCGGGGATTTATTAGGAACGAAGAATCCACTCTCGCCATAATCCCCCTCAACAATAGGGAAGTGTTCCATCACTTTCAAAAGGCCTGGAACATCCCACATGCGAACTTTACCGGTAAGCATACCATACTTGTTCGACCAACCAGGACTCACTGTAACGTACTTGTCAGCTTTAGTCAACAGCAATGCTGATGGGGCGCCACTCTTATAGTGCGTCTCAAAGAAGTTTGATAGGCGGTTCTCGCCCTTATACGTCTTTGCGGAGAACTTAATTTCGACATGCAACTGCCCGAGCATTCCATCCCAGTCAGTATTCTTGCCTTCATTAACATCCACACTAAAGGTAGTTCGTTTCTTGCGCGCAATCAGGTTAAGCAAGGCCTTTTCAGCTTCCTTGGATTTCTTAAACCCGCCACCAGCAATGTCACCTAATTCATGAGTAACGACAATCATTTAGTAAGTCCTAAAATAAAAAAAGGCCCACACCATAAGATGTAGGCCCCAAACTGCCTAATATTGATTAGGCAAAAACGCTTGCACCCATTGCAGCAGTTGCAACGGCAACCATTTTACGGCTCGGTGTACCCAAACGATATTGGTGGGTTACACGGCCCTTTGTATCTGTCTTCTTGTTCAAGTAGATTGCATGGCCTTCTTGGCGAAGAAGGGAAACGATCTTGGAAGGAGACTTGACGTTGAAGTAAGCGCTGAGCTCTTTAGATGTAAACTCTTTACCGGACTTCAAAGAAGAAAGAATGCGTGATTTCTGATTCATAATAAAATAACTCCATAGGATTAAAAAAAGACTGGACAGTACCAGAGCCATCATTATAATGGCTCCTTTTGGTTAAGTCAACGAGCAGCAGCAAACTGAAGTTTCACGTGGGACATGAATTCTGCTTTTACAGAGTCGTTGTGGAACAGACCATGTACTACACAAGTCTGAGTCAGGCTCGAATGAGCCATAACACCGCGGTTCTCCATACAACCATGAGTTGCTTGGATGTACACAGCACAGTTCTCTGTATCTGTGGCCTTCATGATCTCTTTTGCAATTTGGTTTGCGAGATCTTCTTGCAGCGTACCGCGACGGGCACACCACTGAGCAATACGGGCATATTTGGATAGACCGATTACTTCACCTGTAGGGATAATACCAATGATGGCTGTACCCTTGACAGGTTGGTGGTGATGTGAACACATAGAGATCAATTCAGCACGTACGACCAACATGCCTTCGAATCGCTCTGCACCTTCATTAGGGAAGGCGGTAACTTTTGGTGGCTTCTCGTAACGACCAGCCATCAACTCATACACATACATCTTAGCTAGGCGTCTAGCTGTGTCGTGTGAGTTAGGATCATTCTCAACGTCGATGATCAGACTTTCCAATACACCCTGGAACTTCTCAGCGACTTCGTCAACTAACTTAGGAACTTCATCCTCGTTCAAGAACTCGGAGATATTATCGTTTGCATTGAAACGCTTATTGGCTTCCTTCAAGCGATTCCGGACCGTTGCCGAGACCAAGTAGGTACCTTCACTGTTTGCTTTTTCTTTTGCCATATTATCCTTTCTTGGGTGGCTTAGGAGGCATGTCTGGATATGACCCCCACGGTAATCTAAAATCTTCTGGTAGCTCCGCCAACCTAGGCGACGTGAACCATTGTTGTTGTGCTACTTGAACGTAGGCTCCATCTTCAATCCTATAACGCGTCAGGAATTCCCGATGGTCATATATGCCATCAGGAGCCCAATGGAACATTCTGAATTTCTTCTCTGTCATATTAAGCGAATAAGTCTTCATTCCACTCACGGTGACCTTCACGGTACGCCATGTTGGCTTGTGTCTCGCGCACTTCGACTTTGTAACACCACAGACGATCTGCTTCTGCCTGACCCCACATATCGGGGATGTATACGCCATTGATATACTTGTACAGTTGGTCGGCGAGGCCTTCACATCCCAACTTAGGGAGGATAGTCAGTTTAGCCATATGACGGCGTTCCAACTCCTTATACATCTCCAGTTCAGGATCGTCCTCAGCCACTAGCAATGTATGATCGAATTGACTCTCGAGTACGTTCTTCAATTCCTTCAACCCACCATAATCGGCAGCCCAGTTACGGACATCTAGGTTATCTGTACCGAAGTAAAACTTCATACTGAATGCATATCCGTGGATCAGATTACAATGCGAATCGGCACGCCATTGACGATATGCTACCGGAAATGCATTAACGTATTCCTTTGTACTCGTATACTTGTATTGAATATTTGGTTTGCTCATTATTATTCCTTTTCCCACCAGAAGTCAATCCAGCTAGGATCCACTTTTCTGCTAAACTTAGTACCATAGAAGTTTGGTATTATACGCTGATCTTCATTATAAAGCAACGAGGCGATTAGGATCTTATCGCGAACGCAACCCCAATCCTCGATCAACTCTTCAAGAGTTCTGCCAGAGTCCAGAATATCATCCACTAGTAAAATCTTTTTGCCTTCGGAGATGTCGTCAGCAATATCATAAGCGTGTTCTCTCATCTGGTCTTTATGGAAGGTAGACCATGATACGCTACGCATAGGCACATCGAGGCGATGTGATAGCATCACTGCTGGAATCAATCCACCACGAGCAATGCCCACGATGTAATCGATCGGCTCACCATGCACAATCACATCGCGAGCTATCTTTTGTATATCGGCTAGGAAATTATGGTGTGAGTAGTACATTTTATTTTCCAATCACGTTACCGAACACATAGCAGTGATTGCGAGTGGCTACATTAAAGCCACGCTTCATTGCTTCCATTGCAATTACAGCAACCTGCTCATCTTCTTGTTGGTCCTTAGTCGCGCCGACTGGCATGACCCACAACTCTAAAGGAGTGTCCGTGTGCTTGCGGATAGCTGCGACAGCATTGTCCAACTCTTCCCAGCAAGCTGGCGTGCCATTAACAACAAACTTCAATACATGGCTATGACCTAGACCGATGTAATGTGCTATCACTTCCGGAACGACTGCATCCTTCTCACCAGATACATTGAACAGCTTCGGCGACATCGCAAAGTGGATATGTGTGCCTCTGAAGTTGCGGAACGTGAAGTCGATGAATGCAGGCAACGGCTTTTGAGTTGCATTAGTTTCGATCGTGATCGTCTGAGGCGAATTTCCTCGAGTCTCAAACTCATCGATGATTGCGACCATCGCCTTCTGCCACATCATTGGCTCGCCACCAGTAAAGCAAAGCATTGCATCTTGCTTAGTGACCGGGTGAACAAACTTACCATCTGGATTGGAAGGATGCTTCATTTCATCTTCCATTTTCTGACAGATCTCAGCTGCAGTATTGTCATGTACCAAGTGTTTGTACTTGGTTGACCATGAGTAGGATGAATCGCATCCATGGTTCCATACAGGAAGATCCTCTAGTCGTTTGATATTAGATACATCAAACGTTGCGTATGGCAGCACATACGTATCGGGATTAGTCGGATCATCTTGTCCAAACCCATTACATTCTAAATTGCAGCCGTAGAATCGCAACCATACGCTGGGCTTACCAGCATACTGTGCTTCTCCTTGGAAGCTATAGAATATCTCGCTATATCTAAACTTTTTCATTTCTAACCCTGTCATTGAAACTAATTACACTAGCCAGTATTGTACTACGATCCACAGCAGCAAGGCAACGGAGATCTTTAGGTAAGCAGTGGCCACCATATCCCAACTGACCATCCCATCCAGGAACATCAGTGTGTTTGAAGTTGATACGATCGTCGATGGCAATACCATCTCGTACGGGTCCAAAGTCTACCCCATACTTCTTGCATACCTGGTAGATCATATTGAAGTACGATACCTTGGTGGCCAAGAATCCATTCTCGCCCAACTTAATAATTGCAGATTGAATCATATCAACCTTCAACTGCATCTCTCGTGTACCGTACCCTCTTTCGAGTAACCATTCACCGAATGGATCAACAAGCGACTTATCGCCACCAAGCACGACTACCCAAGGCTTGTCGTTGATGTGGTCCCCATATTGCTTCATGAACTCTGGAAAGTGAATGATGTTCATCGTCGTCAGTGCACTAGGTGCACCTGTCTTCATCCACTCCGGAGAAACTGTACAACGTACTGCAACAGTTCCTTTGAATCCTCCGTCTCTCAGCTTCCATAAGCACTGATCGATCGCAGCATGATCATATGGACCGCCTTCCAAACTAGACACACATATAAGTGCGATATCGTGGGACGATAAGTCTTCTACATCGAGTCCCAACTTAGGATCAACCCAATCACACTCTACGCCAAGTGCTTGAGCAGTAGCAGTACCCACTTTTCCTTTTCCGAAAATCACAACCTTCATATTACGCTCCCAAGCTGATAGTGTTGGCTGTGGTAGTGAAAGTAACTGTGCCGGTCGGTGTACCTGATGCAAGGCTAGCTGCAACTTGCTCGGATACTTCCTTTGGTCGAATAACTACTTCGCCACGCTTCAGCTGACGTACCAGATTCTTTTGTTGGTTGAGAGCCCGGCTCAGGTGAACCGGATTAGCTTTCTTTGTGAAAGTGATTCCGTTCAGGTGATCAACCTCGTGCTGGAATGCTCGTGCAGTCATGCCAATGAACTTCTCTGTGTGCACTTCACCTAATGCATCTTGGAAACGTACCTTAATGACAGTCGGACGCTTGATCTTAACCAATAAGTGTGGGTAGCTAATGCAGCCTTCTTCGAGGGAAGAAATCTCTGAATTGGTATCGATGATTCGTGGGTTGAAGCACACGAATGGCTTCTCTGCCCACAACACAAATACGCGATGAGGTAATCCGCATTGGTTTGCTGAAATACCCAGTCCACGATGTGCGGTCATTGTTTCAATCAAGCTGTTGGCGAGCTCGACTGGATCGCAAGGAGGGTTTGTAAAATCAAACTCTTCCAGCTCAGTGCTCATTAGTGGGTGTGAAGGGTCAGCTAATTCTAGTACCATTTTGATATCTTTCTGTCCATGATTTACCGCACGATAGGCAACGTTGCGGGCGTGTTGTTATATTCATATCGGGGTTAGTGTTAACCCCTTCCTTATTGTATACAGGAGGGTAGTATGCCATGGTGGTGTTACCAGGTCCATCCTCCGTGATCATACAATCATCTCTGGAGCAGCCTAGGCCGCCGTCGATGAATTCTGCTAAGTATTGCTTCGTCATGCTATCCTCGAAAAGTTCTTGTGCTTCTCAAACTTAATCACGTGCTCAAATTTCTCGAACAATTGATCTCCTTTATGACTGATAATGAACGTGTTTGTGTCTGAAGTGACCCCGTTCAATATCTTCATAAACTCTTCAGTACCAGACCCGTCTAGGGAGCTATCGAAAACCTCGTCCATAATGAGGAGGTTAGTAGAAGCGCTATTACGCAACTTTGCAACAGCTCGCCAAGCAAACAAAAGGGCAAGGTCAATACGTAACTTTTCACCCTCTGAAAAACTGTCATATGTGAATTCATCTCTAAATCTCGATTTAATTGTTTCTTCAAAATTCTCGTTCAACTCGAAGTTGACAAAGAAGTCCATAGCGGCAAGGTACTTGTTAATCAGCTTATTGATGATCGGTACATACTGTTTGATGATTTTAGTCTTAATTCCGCCATCTTTCAACAGCAAAGACGCAACATCATAGATATTTTTCTGACCAATTAGAGTTTCCTTATCGGCAATGCTGTCAGCCAGCAATTGCTTCAGTGTATTGACTTCCTCGGTGTTGGTATCAATCTGCGTCGTGTTGGCACGTAGCTTCTCAATCTCAGCTTCGATCCCGGTTATAAAGGAATGCCACGTGCGTATCTGCACGAGAAGATCAGACACTTCTCTATTCTTCGACGATATGTCCGTGGATACATCCGCAATGGCGGAAAGGCGAGCATTGATAGTGTTTAATTCCTCTGCGATCTTTTCTTTACCAGCTTGCATCTCGGTAAGCTGGTCGCTGCCCTTCTTGATGATAGACGTTTTATGATCATGAGCAATCCCTTGACGGCACGTTGGGCAATCATCATGCTCGCTGAAGAACTCCGTCTCTTTTCTAATCTTGTCGAGTTTATTATCGACCTGTCTTGCGATCGTGTTAATTTTCTCTAACCGGGCGCGCACCTTAGGTTGATCTTCAATGCTAGATTGCAGGTTGGCGATCTCGCTCTGTATCGAAGTCGACTGGGTGTCTGCTTCATCGATCTGCTGATGCAGGTTGCGAAGCTGTTGCTCCTTCTGGCTGATCAATTCATCGTTGTTCTGCTTCAGCGCATTAATGTGTTTGTTGTATAAGTCGATCTTATCAGCTGTTGATTTGAGCGCATAGTCAGCATCGCCGATCTTAATCTTGTTGACGTTCTGCTTATCCTTGAGCAATACGTTCATCGTTGAGAAGATCTGAATGTCCAGCAAGTCCTCAATCACCTCGCGACGATGAGCCGCAGGTAGTTGCATGAACGGAACAAACGAAGCACTTCCCAGAATAACAATCTGAGAAAATGAACGGTAGTTGAGCTTGAGAATTTGCTTCTCGAGCATCTCTTGATACTCACGTGCATCAGAATGCTGGTCGAGCAATGTCCCGTCCACGTAGATTTCAAATAGGTTTGGCTTGATGCCGCGTTTGATTTGGTAACTTCTCTTACCGACCTTGAACTCTATCTCAACGACGAGACCTTTACCGTTGATTGAATTCAACAGCTGGTTCTTGTTAATCTTACGGAACGGCTTACCATACAACGCAAAACACAGGGCATCGAGAATGGTGGACTTGCCTGCTCCATTCTCACCCACGATCAACGAAGTCTTATGTGCATTCAATGCAATCTCAGTAAACGCATTACCGGTACTGAGGATGTTCTTCCATCTTAGTTTTTCAAATACAATCATTCTACAGACAATGCCTCTTGATAAAGATCTTGCATAAGTTTGTTGAGCTGCTTACGGTCAACATTCACATCTACCTGCTCAATATACTTCTTGAGGATAGTGATGGTATCCTCTGCTTCATTGACAATGTCATCGTCTACTTCGAGATCCAAGTTGAGGTGGTCTTCAACCACTTGCATATCTGCAACCCCACTCTTTTCGAGACGCTCAATGTACTTGTCGAAGCATACGGGATTATCCTTGTTCTTGATAATCACCTTGACGATCTTACCTGCAAGGTTGGACATATCCTCTTGCTTATAGTAATCGACAGTTTGACCTTGATCGTTGTAGAATAATTTATAGAACATGCGATCCGGGTTAGGAACAAATGTCAGTTCTCTTGTATCGGTATCATATACATGGAATCCTTTAGGATCATCATAGTCTGACCAGGTCAGCTCATATGGCGTGCCGAGGTATTGGATGTTGCGGTTCTGAGACTTATGGTGGAAGTGGCCCGAGATCACAAGCTCATGTTCTTTGAACACCTCTTGTTCCAATCCTTCGTCATTGAGCATGCCACGTTGCATCTCGAATCCGCGAATCTCAAAATGTCCCGCGATTACGGAGGCGTTCGAGTTCTGGATAGCAGATACTACCTCAACCTCGTTTTCATCGCATATCCAAGGAACTAGCAGGAATTTGACGCCATCAAACATAACGTCTGTCGGATCATTGACTGGGATGATACGATCATACCCACGCAGGAGCAAGTCGACGGAGTTAACGTCGTTGGTATTCTTATAGTATGTGTCGTGATTACCAGTCAGTACCCATGTATTGAATTCGGCATTGAGTGGATCGAACAAATACTTCCGAGCTCTCTTCAAGGACTGGAAGTTAATGTACTTACGGCGATCGAATAAGTCGCCAAGCTGAATCACATCCTTAATACCATGCTCCCTCATGTAAGGGAAGAATGTATCGGTATAAAACTTGTCGAAGTGGTCGTGGAATATGGAGCTATCGTTACGCGCACCGACGTGCGTATCCCCTAGAATACAGATCTTCATAATTACTCCTCAGCGTCAGGGTCGATCATTAGATCTTGTTCACCTGTTGCAGGAATCTGCTCATCGGCCATGAAGTTCTCGATGCCCTTCTTAACTCTGACCTTTTTCTTCGCAGCAATCCCGTCTTCGAACGACTTAATGAAGTCGAACATATTCTCATTATCAAGATCGATGAGCCCACTATGATGCCCTTCATCGAACTCACCTTGCTGGACGAGCTCATTCATAAGCATGGAATTTTCCATCGTCTTATGCTTGATATAGATCTGCTTCTTCTCTTTTAGTATTCGACGTAAGAAGGCAAAGTAGATGATCTGTGTGAAGTACGCAAATGGGTTGTTGGATTTACTAGGATCAAAATTATCAATATAACTAATACAATTTTCAATTCCATCGCTAATCATCTCATCTTTGTATGAATAATTGATGAAGTTGGGCTTGGTGCACAACCTCTTAGCAATCAATAAGATACATTCCCCAACATAATTAGGGATCTGCGGACGCGGAGTACCATCAGCTTTAGCTGCGTGGACCTTCTCTCTAAACTCAACCATAACAGCATACAGCTGTTTATTATCAACGTAGTGTGTTGCCATACCATTCCAATATTATACTCATCATATTATCATCAACAAAAACAAAATAGTCAACTAGTTGAGGGGTCCTTGGTAGTTTGTTCGCTCGAGAATTGCAGTGTATACATCCAATAAGTCATTACCAGATCCATGCTTTCTAGCAGCTGCACCTAGTAATTCTTCATCGACGCTCTTATCCACAACCTCCTTACAATACTCCAACGCTTGTTGGTAGTATAGCTCTAGAGCTTCACTGGGAGTCACATAGTGCATAACATCCTCATTCATAAAGCTATGTGAATGGGTCGCAGCAAACGGAACGTACCTACTAAGACTAATTGTAGGCATGGGTTGACCAGAGACGAATCTGTAGTTAATAATAAACGGATCATCCATAACGCAATAATCACGTGCTTTGGTATTGACTGTACCAATCACTTCAATCCCGTTCTTCAATTTCAGCAATGCTATCATATCAGCCTTTCAAATTAACGGTATAGATTTTATACTCAAACTTCTCTTCTCCATACATCTTGATTCGCTCTGCGAAGTGTTGGATCGTGAAGTTCTTCTTGCTCTTCCATGTCAGATCGTCTGCTATATCGTATAGCACAGCATCCGTTTTGGTTGTACTCTTACGCAGACCACGTCCGATCGATTGCAATGTTCTTACGCGCGATTTAGAAGGGCTGCTGAATATAACATTATGTAGGTTTTTGATGTTCACCCCAGTAGAAAACGTACCATACGATGCAACAATAATAGCATCATTTTGTGTCTCTACAATCTTACGGATGTCTTCTCGCTCATCACCATCTACCTGACCACTAACAAAGTACACATTCGGACGATCTTTGAGAAGATCATACAATACTTTACCATGCTTATCTACAAATTGAAATAGCAGCAGTGTGTTGCCCTTCAATGATAGAGTGAGGTTTTTTATGAACTCATTTCGCTTAGGATTGCGTACAAGCCAGTCAACTTCATCTTTGTATAGTGCCTTACTGTTGAGCTTGCGGTCTTCGTCTGTATAGCTCAACACGATCGCCTTGATCGAGAAGTTGGCAAGGTGCTTTTGTTGGATCAGTTCAGCTGTAGTAGTGACTTTTCTAATCTGCCCAAATAGTCCTTCCAACACTAGCTTGTGAGTATGAGTGCCATCTAGTGTACCAGTGAATCCGAATCTGTATGGGCAGTCGGTCATTTTGGTCATAATATCAGTCAAGCTCTTTGCCTTAAACTGATGAGCTTCGTCTCCAATGATAACATCAAACTGATCAAACCACTTCTTCGGTTGCTTATAGATCGATTGCCACGTCGAAACGATTACGCGCTTATTGGAATCTTTATCTTCTCCAGCAGTAATCTTGTGACACATCCCTTTACCGTACTTTGAGTATGTCTCGAAGTCCGATGCCATTTGATGGACCAGTGATGTGGTAGGCACAACTATCAGACACTTATTGGTCGTCTTCGTGAGACAATACATCAGCGTCAAGAAGATAATGAATGACTTACCCGAGGCCGTAGGCGACAACATCACTGCGCGGCGGTTACGAATCGCGTGGACAAATGCGTCTAGCTGATAGTCTCTCGGTTCGAGCTCGAGCTTGAGCTTCTTGCAGAACTCACGGGCCTCTTCCAAAGAGAAGTTATCAGCACCACTCTCTTGAGCGTACTGAACTTCGTAGTCGCGTTCTTTTGCAAATTGCTCGATGTATGGAACAAGGCCAGCATACACGAGCCTCGTCATTAGATTGAATAGACGGATCTTACCGTCCCACATCTTGTTTCTGTACTTCGGAGTGAACTTAGCACCAGGTACAGCGAATGTGAAGTATTCGCTTAGCTCATATGCAGCGCCATCATCCGTAGTATATACGCGGACATGGACATCGTTAAATTTCTCTATGTAAAGAGTGGTCTTCATTATCCGCCCATCTGGAATCGAGTCCAATCGATGGCGTTCTTGATTTGGAATCCTCTGTTCGTGAGGCTCTTGATAGCGGAGTCGAGAAAATCAACCTTCTCCTTTTGCATATCAACCTTCAACTGCAACATCTGCAATTCTTCATCGCCATCCAAATAGAGGCTCAGGTCTGTACGCAGAATCTTCAACATGAACGGTTCCCATTGCTGTTCGCGCAGGTCTTCCTCACTTATAATCCCAGTGTAGTATTCATGCTTTAAGCGCAGCAATCTCTTATAATCCGATTCCAACTTCTTCAACGTCAGTCTTTCTTGCGAAAAGATGTTGAAGTATTTGCTATGCAGTTGGGGGATTTTCAGACTTGCTTCACCTAGTTCTGTACGATCAATTGCGCTGTCTTGTTTCCAAGCAGCTTGTATATCATCAAGTTTCACAGTACTTTAATATTAAAGGTCCTAAAGGCGAATGTGGCAGTACATTCCAAATGGTCAACGTCCGTAATTGTACTACTAAAGTTGACACTTGACAACGAGGTTGGGTGTGCATCCACAAAAGTAATTTCGTGGCTTATATTCTTAGAGCTGGACAACACGAATAGCTTGATGTCCGATATCGCTTGCTCACTGGCAGCAGGGAATGCTACAGAGCGGTCAAAGCTTTGGTTAAAGCTGTCTGGGAATCCTAGACCATTAATCCAATTGAGGATCTCGATATAGTTCTCAAGCTTCTCATCCAACTTGAATACAACTGTCAATTCACTATATGTTACATGATCGCCGCCCAATTGTAAACGGCTGAACGGAGTAGGCACACTGGCCTGACCTAAGTTCAATGAAGGAAGGGAAACCTCTTGCACGAAGTAGTTGACGCTAGGTGCACGCTCAATCAACAGCTTGAAGCCAAGCGGTGAAAGAAAGTTTACTGTATCTGGTTGTGTTCCAATAGCCATTATGATCTCCTGTCAACTATTTATCCCAATAAAAAAGGGCTACCGAAGTAGCCCTTGTAAAGATCTCTCTTAGTGGAGATTACATAATGTTGTCGACCAACACTCTGCGGTAGTAGACGTTGCTGTCTTTGTTCAATGCGCCCAAACCAGCTGTAGCACCTTCTGCGAATGGGTTTGCAACCATTCCGTAACGTGTCTTGAAGCCGATCTTAGGTTGGAAAGAACCTGTGTCAACAGCACGAACCATTTGCAATGGAACGTATGGGCAGTAGAACAAGCCAGCGTCAAATGCAGAAGCGCCTTTGTAGCCGATTGTCATGTAGTTGCCAGTTGCATATGGGTCGATATAGACCTTCATGCGACCGTTCAATACACCTGCGAATGTTGCGCCAGTGTCGTCAACTTGCAAGTTGTTGCTATTCAAAGCAGGAGTGTAATCAAGAACACCAGCCATTTGAAGTGCGGATGCAACGTCAGATGAACAGATGATAATGTTACCCTTACCACGTCTGGTAGCCTTAGCGATTTGGTTAGCTTCACGCTCGATTTGGAACATCAAGCCCTTGAATTTTTCAACAGACCAACGACCGTTAGAATCAACGTCCAAGTCGAAACGACCAGCAGTTGTAGTTCCTTCAGTAGCGCCTTGTGTAGCTGTAACGTTGATTGTACGAACAACTTCACGGTTGATTTCCGCAAGGATTTCACCAGTAAGGATGTTAGACAATTCTGTCTCAGCGTCAAGTCCGTGAACTGCTTTCAAGTCTTGTGCAAGTTCCATTGTGTATTCTGCCTTCAAAGCACGTGTCTTTGCAGTAACAGATACTTTCTCGATCGAGAATGCCATTTCTGGGAACGCTGTGTTGCCAGAAGTACCCAATGCCTCAGCTTGTGCACGAGACATACCAGTACCTGTGTTGTAAGTACCGCTATCAGCGTTGTTTGCAACACCTGGAACACCACCAACGTGCTTATTGCCGAAGCTATTAGCACCGGAGAGAACAGAGCTGTAAGCTGTGTTAACTTCGTTGTAGAATGTTTCTGTGTTTGCTTGGTCTGTATAACGTGCGCGCATTGCGAAGATCAAGCCAGTTGGGCCAGTCATTGGCTGTACGCCGCAGATGTCATAAGCAATGAGGTTAGGCATTGCACGACGGACCAAGCTGATCAACACTGGATCGAACGTGTCGATAGCGCCGTCAGATGCTGTGGAGCTAGAAGCGCCCATAGCGTTTGTGTGTGGAGCTTCTGTCAAATACTGACCGCCGTATTGGCCAGATTCGCGAAGTGCCTTCTCTGTGTTCTCTAGAAGAACAGCAGTTACGCCACGACGATGTGCATCCTTGATAGATGGCAAATCTGTGTGCTCAATAACCGGAGCCCATTTTTGTTGAATGTCTTCTGATAAGTACATTTTTTTCCCCTTTTCCTAATTTTCTTAGTTAATAAAAAACTGCGTAAACTTATTTATGTTTGTTTATTTCTTGACTGTTCTGGAGATAGCGCTCACATAGTGAGATACTGGTCCAGTAGCAGGCTTAGCTGGTGCTTCTTCGTTCAGATCAACTTGTGTGTCTTCTGCAATAGTAGTCACAGTAGTAGTCTTCTGGTTGAAGTATTGCTCTTTAACAATAGCGAGTTTCTTGCCATAAGTTTCTGCGCTGTCGTAAGACACGCCTTCTGCTAGGGCACGGAACTTCTCTACTTGTGAAAGTGCAAGGCCTTCAGAAACATCAGCAAAGATTGAATTCTTTGTGCTTTCCTCAAGCTTCTTCTCAAGTTCAATCTTTTCTGCAACTAGTGCATTGTACTTGCTCTCCATGTCTTCGATAGAAGCGGCCATTTCGTCGATGACGTTGACTTTCTCTTCTGGGACGTTGATGTAGCTTTCCTCAAAAAGACCTTTGAGCTTGGTGATGAACTCTTCTGTCAATTCAGTACGTAGGGAAGATTCGATGGCAACTTCATTTTGCTTCATCCACTCTTCTACAACGTAGTCAAGGTATTCGTTGACCTTGTCGCTGAGTTCTTCTTTCATTTCGCTGACTGCTGATTGGAATGACTCTTCTAGAGCTGCTTCCTTAGCTGCGAATTCTTCTTCGATCGTTGTCTTTGCAGCAACGACTTGAGCAGATACTGCTGCTTCAAAGATGACGGTAGCCTTTTCCTTGAATTCCTCGGAAAGGTCGTCGCCCATGATGGCAAGCATTTCTTCTTTAACGCTGTTAGGTACAAAGCTGTATGATTGGCCTGCTTGTGCAGCACTGCCCTTCATTGCAACAGATGCTTTATGAGAAGCAGCGTTGTCAGCCGTAGCCTTAGTGTTGTTAGCGCTGTCCGTGTCTTG